CCCTTTGCCTATGCCTTCCAAAAAAGCAGGAATGTCAGACCTGGACTTCAGATCAAAAAGGGTGAACCCATCATCCTATCATTTGACTTCAATGTGGATCCCATCACTTGCCTGGCAGGTCAATCCTTTAATGGATCTATCAAAATATTGAAGGAATTTAGATTGAGGAATTCAGACATCTATGCATTATGTGAGGCCATCCTGGTGACATTTGGTAGGCAGATTTTTCAAGTGACTGGTGATGCCAGTGGATCAAACAGATCTGCAATGACCCAAGGATCCATGAACTACTACCAGATCATCAAATCACAATTGGATCTCCCAAAGTCATCATTCAAAGTCCCCAGCATCAATCCATCCATAAAGAATTCCAGAGTCCTGGTGAACTCCATTTTGGAGAGACATCCAGAATTTGCGATTGACTCATCATGTCAATGGTTGATCAATGATCTGCAGTCAGTCCAGACTGATGCCCAGGGTGACATTGACAAATCAAAAGACAAACACTCCACCCATCTGTTGGATTGTTTCAGATACTTCCTTTGGACATACCATCATGATTTTATTAAATTCATCAAATGACTATATTTGAACCAAACAACCCATCAATCATAAAACAGACAAAGAGATGACATTCTGGAAACCAAAACCAAAGGGAACATCCTTCACAACAATGGACAGGAAGATCCCCATGACAAAAATCTACACTGATAAAAATGGTGTGTCATGGTATGAATACAACAACCCATTGACTATTCCTGCAAAGAGGGCCATATCAGCAGAGGTGGCCACCAGATTTGCAGACATGAATTTGACAAGATATCAAATGATCAGACTCATCCAGGAGATGAAGAGGAATGCCAATGAGGGAAAGATTGTGGATCTATTCCATCTATTGGCAGAGGTGGAATTCAGGATCAACTACCTTGGTGAAGAGGAAACTCTTTTGGAACTGGCCACCATCTACTTTGTCATTGATGGTGAGGATGAGACAGGAATGGATGAGATGTCAAAAAAGAAAAAAAGAGACTTGTTGAAGTCTGATGAGGAGGCTCTCTCTTTTTTTTTGGAAAGGGCCTGGAAACTCACAACCAAGTTTTCAGAGTCCTCCGAATTCGCTATAGTAGAATATTTGAAGATCAACCAGGTCAACATAGAAAAACTCAACCACTCTATTCACAAATTGAAATCAACAGATATATCGATGACATAAACTTTTTGAACCAACTGGTTTGTGATTCCAAGCCATCAGAGATGAAGGTGATGGAGTCCCTCTCTGTTGATGAATACTATCAGACCATTTCCACATGGATGAAGATCATTGATGAGAAAAACAAATCAGTGGAGAAAATCAAAGGAAGTGACAATGGTCCAAGCCATGGAACAAATAGGAGGATGTCATCCACATAAAAAAACAAAGACCAGAAGATGGCAGTCAAAAATATTCTATTCAGAATTCAGGCAGACACTGCCTCTTTGAAATCAGAACTTGGAAAGGTCCAGTCTGAACTTGCAAAGATCCAGAAAGAAGCAAAAAAGACAGGAGGAATTCTGTCCAATTTTGGCAACACAATAAAAGGGGCAGCAGCCACATTTGGGGCAATTGCTTTGACTGATGTCTTGGTCAACTTTGGCAAGGGAAGCATTCAGGCAGCAGCAGACTTTGAAGCCCTCAAAATATCCTTCACCACATTCCTTGGATCTGCCCAGGAGGCAGAGAAGGTCCTGGCAGATCTGGAAAAATTCTCTGTGGCCACACCATTCACTCCAGAACAGGTCCAGAATGCAGGGAAAGCACTTTTGGCATTTGGTGAGGAGGCAGACACACTCACCACAACCCTTCAAAGAATTGGTGACATCTCTGCAGGTACAGGGAAGGACTTCAATGAATTGACACTCATCTATGGGAAGGCCAGGGTGGCAGGGACTCTCTATGGAGAGGACATCAATCAACTCACAGAGGCAGGAGTGCCAATTTTAGGAATCTTTGCAGATCAACTGGGAGTGAATGTTGACCAGGTCAAAAAACTTGGCAGTGAGGGAAAAATCTCATTTTCAAATTTGGAGGAGGCTTTCAAAACATTGACCACTGAAGGTGGGAAGTTTGCAGGTCTAACTGATGCCCTCTCACAATCATTCACTGGAAGAGTCAGTACATTGCAGGGGAATGTGAGTGCATTGCAGAGATCCATTGGAGAGGCTCTTCTACCTGCAGCAGAAGTCCTCATTGATGTTTTGTCTGGACTGGTGGAAGCCCTTCAGAATCTTCCCACATTTGTGGATCAGAACAGGGTGGCCATTGGTATAGTCACAGGAGCAGTGATCCTCTACACAGGGGCAATGTTCAAAGCCACACAGGCAACCATTATCAACACCACATCCACTGCCCTCAATGCAGCAGGAAAGAGAGTCTGGGCAATTTTACAAACTGGAATGGTGTTTGTTCAGAATCTATTCACTGCAGCCACAACCAGGGGAACCATTGCCCAGAGAAGGAATGCAGTGGCCACACTATCTGCAGCAGCAGCCCAGAAGGTCTGGAATTTTGCCATCAAATCAAATCCTTTGGGATTATTACTTGGACTTTTGGCCACAGGAATTGCACTCCTTACTGATTGGGGTGATGCCACTGGTGAGATAGCAGATTCCACAGAACAATGGACCCTGTCCAATGAGGAACTCATAGACTCCCAGGAGGCAGTCAAAAATTTCACTGCCCAGACTGCAGAGTCTTTGGCCAAAGAGGACACAGAACTCAAAAAATTATTTGCTACTTTAAAGAAAACAAATGCAGGATCCAAAGAGAGAAATGATCTGATCCAAGAGATCAATTCAAAATATGGGGCCACTCTGAAAAACATCTCTGATGAGAAAAAATTTGTAGAACAACTGGATTTGGCCTACAAACAAGTGATGGTGTCACTGAAGGCAAAGATCCTCCTTCAGTCACAGGAGAAGACCCTGGCCACACTCTATGAACAACAGGCCAATCTTATTGGCAAGGCAAGTGAGAATGCAGTCAATGGAATCACCAAACAACTTCTCACCCTCAAAGGTGGAGGCATAACATTGGGAAATTCATTTGAGGAGGCACTTAAAAATTTACCAGAGACATCCAGACAGGTCTTTGACAAATTAACACTTGACCAACAGGCCAACATCAGAAAAAACTTCACTGGTTTAGGCAAGGCAGTGGAGGAGGAATTCAAATCATCTGGAGAGAAGGCAAAGGTGGCAGTCTCTGATGCCTTCAGTGGTGTGAAGGTCCAGGTCCCATTGGAGATTCAACAGAAGGAACAACAACAGGCACTTTTGTCCAGTGAGAATATTGAAAAACTCACAAAAGGTGGGGCAGCCTTTGATGCTACGTCAAACCAACTGGCAGAAACAAATAGAGCCATTGAGAAGGTAGAAGATGCCTGGAAAAAAGCCACAGAGGAGATCAACAAAAATAAACCAAAGGGAGCGCCAATAGACACAAAGGCAATCCAGGAGGCAGCCAACCTACTTTTGAACCTGCAAAGGGAATTGGAGGATCTCAATTTGGAGATTCAAACTCAACCAATATCCTTCTCCAAAATAGTGGATCTTGAATCTGCCAAAAAACAACTGGATGATTTGCAGACTCTCCAACAGGAGAAGATCAAAACTGACATCACCAGAAGGAAGGCAGACCTGGCAGCAGAGGGAAAACTCACAAAGTCAGCGAGCAATGAACTGGACAAAATTCAGCAGAAACAATTGGAGAAGTCACAGAATGAGACCAACCAGAAAAAACTCAAACTGGATGATGAGTATAGGAAGAGACAACAAGATGCAGATGCAGAGGCAGCACAGATAAAATTGGAGACTGAATTGACTTTTTTGGAGCAGAGTGCTGAAGACTTGGAGAATTTGGAGGGAGATCTTCAGGATAAATTATCAAAGGCAAAATCCAAAAAGAAAAGGGCAGCCATTGAACAGGATATCAGGGAAAACATCAATGCACAGATTCAAAATATTAGAGATCAGGAGAATGTTCAGATCACACAAATAGAGAAGGAAAGGGATTTGGTTCTTCTCAATGAGGAACTCACCCAGGAGGAAAGACTTAATATCATTGCCCAGGCAGAATTGGACATCCTTAAAATCAAACAGGATGCACAGGACAAAGCCAATGGAATCACCAAAAAGGGGGCAGAACTTGAAACTGACGCATCAGACAAAAAAAATCAGGAGATTCTCAAGGGCATTGAAGATGTCACAAAGGCCACCATTGATCTGATAAATCAGGTCATTGATGCCAGGATCAAAGAGACAGAGGTGGCAATCAATGGGCAGGAAAAAAGAGTGGAGAGGGCAAAAGCAATTGCAGAGAAAGGAAATGCAGAGATTCTACAACTGGAGGAGGAGAGACTTGATAAGTTGACCAAACAGAGGGCAAAGTTTGTGAGGGCACAACAGGCCTTGGCACTCATTGAACTGGTGACCAACTCTGCAGTGGCAATTGCAAAGGCAGCAGCAGAGGGAGGAGCAGCAGCCCCATTCACCATTGCAGCCACACTCATTGCACTGGCATCTGGATTCATTGCAGCAAAGGCCCAGGCACAGAGTGCTGCTGCAGGATTTGCAGAGGGTGGATTCACAGGACCTGGTGGAAAGTATGAACCTGCAGGGGTGGTCCACAAAGGAGAATTTGTGTTTAATAATGAGAAGACAAAAAAATTCAGATCATTATTTGAAGACATCCACAAAGGAAGGAATCCACTACTCACCCAGGGAATAGGTGAGCAGATCATTGTGGTCAACAACATGGGATTGGATGATAAATTGGGTAGAATTGAGAAGGCCATCAGGGAACAAAAGGGAATGAGTCTTTCCATTGATGAGAGAGGAATTCATGGGATGGTAAGTCACTACCAATGGAAGGATCAGAGAATTAGAAAGAGGGCAAAATAAAAGGAGGCAAAAGATATGTCAACCATGAAGTTAGAATTGAATGGAACCCTCATCACAGGCAGAATTGATGGAGTGGAAAACTTCGTTTTGACTTTGAGAAACCAGGATGAGGATGGAGGACTGGCAAAGTCATTCTCCAGTGAACTCACTTTTTATGATGATGCCTATCAAATTCTATATCAGAGTCTGGTGAATGATCCAATTGGATATTCCAATGAGGTCCAGGTGAAAGTATATGATTCATGTTGCAGAGATGCAGTTTTTGTGGGTCTGATCAAAGGTGATGCAATTGACTGGTGTGAACCTGGATGTTGGATCTCTGCCAACCTGGTGGAGGACACATCTGTGGTCAACTGCATCAGATCAACTTTGATCTGGGACAATCATAATGGATTCCTTTCCAGGAACCACCCCATCATCAGATATTGCATAGAGATGAAACCAGAATTCATTCAATATGTTTTGTATTATCTTTTGTTTATGATTAACATTCAATTTCAATTGATTTTACTTCCATTTATCCCTGCCATTTTTCTGATTATTAGTAGTGTTTATTTGATTTGTCTTTTGGTGAGGATCATTTGTCAAGGGATCTCACTATCATTCAGAATTCTGGGGAGAACTATCACCATCAGAATTGGTCCATTTTGCAATCCACCCAATTGCAACACATCATTCACCAACCCAGTGATGGCAATCAATTATATGCTTGATGCAATAAGGGATGCGAACAGGCAAATCATTGCCTGTGGAAGATTCCATCCTTCACCATTTATCAGAGACTACATCAAAAATGTCTGTGACAAATGTGGATTGGTTTTTCAGTCATCCATCCTCAATGATCCATCATCTCCCTATTATAATGCAGTTTTGTTTGCAGCCCAAATAAAAAAGGGCAGAAAAAAAGACTCAACAGACTTCACATTGATCAATGACAACAAACCAGTGGAGACTTTGGAAACCTTACTCAATGAATATGTCAAACCCACATTCAATGCAGAATTCAGAATTGTGAATGGGATCCTGGTTGTGGAGAGAAAGGACTTTTTTCTGACACTTAACCAGTGGATTGACACAGAACAACTTCTCAATGATGGGAAGATTGTGGATGACCAGGTCTGCTACAACTGGACAGAACAGGAGAGATGGGCCTTTGGGCGTTTTGCCTATGCTCCAGATGCACAGGATTACATGGGCAATGAGGCATTGGTCCCAAGGTACAATGAGATTGTGGATTGGAATGTCCCTTACTCACCATCACAATCTGGAGAGAGGGCAGTGAACCTACCATTGGGAGCAGCCAGACACAGACAGGATGGAATTGACACAGACATCTACACCTTTTTTCAGAATGCACTTGGAGGGGTGATCAATGCAGTATTTGCAGGGGCCTTCTCATTCTATAATAGGGCACTACTGGTCAATCAACACACTGCCTTCAACTACAAATTTCTCATCTACAACCCATCCTCTGATGGTGAGGTGAAATATGACTATGACAACACATTCTGTGGAGGAGATCCAGGGGCAGCCCCAGATGAGAGATTCAATTATCCATTTTGGTTTGTGCCTGGAAATAAAAATAATCTCTATGGGATCCCAAATAATGGGGTGGGATTCCATTGGATTGATGATCCCAGACTTCCTGGAGTGACCAAATGGGACTTCAAATTTACATTCATATTTGACTGCACAAATTACTATGATTTCAACTTTGCAAAATATGTGAGATTGATCAGAGGTGGACAGGTGATCAATGGAATTGTAAGGGAAGTACAGATTGACTTTGTCAAAAGGACTTGCCAGGTAACTGGTATTCTATAAAAAAAAACTAAATTTGAGACCATGCAACTTGTAAATAATTGTTTGAAAATAACTGGTAACGGACTCAATCCAATTTACCCAATTTGTTGCCAACAGATAGAATGTGAGATCACTTTGACACCAGGTGAGCAGGACAGACAGATCCATGATCTTCTTTGGAGTGATGGATGTGGTGGATATATAGCATCAGTCAATGGTCTTCCATGGGCCAGTCCTTTAGTCCCTCATTTGACAATGACTGGGGATGAATCAACAAACATCAAATTTGTATTGGTGATTTGTGGGACCTGCTATAGTCCAGGAGACAATTGGACTGGAAGACTATCAATCCAGGCACAAACACCAAATTTCACCCAGGATATTGACTTTGATTTTGTGGTGGTTGATCCATCATTCAACCCACCATTTCCAGGTCCTTTTGATTTAGATTGGTTTGTTTGTGAAGATGACTGCACCCAACTTCAACCAAATCACATCATCATTTCAAATCCAACCTGTCTCAATTTAGTGGTGGACTTGACACCTGGTAGTTGTGACGCTAATTGTGGAGGCCCACCAGATATTGAATATTTTGTGGATGGAATTTCACAATCATCAACACCAGGATCTATCACCATTCCACCTTTCACAGATGCCCAGATCCAATGGACTTTTTGTGCCTGTGATGGTGCTTATACTCTCTGCAATATTGAATTTAATATTTGTTCAGCCATTGCTCAAAAATACAACATCAATCCAATTCCAGTCATTTGTGGAGGATGTGGTCTGAACTGCTATGACATGGGGATCACATCAGAGGAACTTAATCCATTTATTCTACCAAATCAGGCAGGACTTTGTGATCTGACATCTGGAGAGGTCCAAACAAAATTTGCAATCGGTGAGAAAAAATTCCTATATTATTCTCATCAATACAACAACACCCTCTCTGGTCCCAATATTGACATCTATTTCAATCCATGGATGTGGGATGTGGTCTGCAATATTCCTGGGAAGTATGGATCTGGGAACATTGATGGTCCTCCACCTGCAGGGTGGCACATCAAATTTCAACCATCCATGATGGGTGGCATCTACCAGATGACACTTTATGGGGCAGGAGTGAATGCAAATTGTCAAAAAAACTACCAGGTCAACATTGAATTCCAGACTCTTGATGTCTTTCAGATTGTCATGGAATTCTATATGATTGAAGATGTGGACAACTGGATTGACACTGGGGTGATTTCAAATCAACCCAAACTCCTGAACAACCATGTCTTTGCACCATCACCATTCCAGAATGTAGTCCAGTCTGTCTACAATGCAGACAAAACAATGTGTCTGTTGACCTATATTGTTGACCCAAATGTCCTGGTGAATGAACCTGGAACTGGTGATCCTACACAGACACCACCAGTCCCACCAAATCAGGTCCCATTTGAATGTTTTATCACAAAGACCATCCCCATGACTGGCAGATATTACAATCAGGGACTCTATGGTGGAGCCAGTGAGATGACAAATCCAGTCTTCACCTTTGAGAGGAATGCAGTTAATGTGGGGAATATTTCAACCATTGTGAAAACAAAGGCCAAATTTCAAATCACAAATCCTGCAGGGACACCGATTTTAAATATCGTTTTATGGTTAATTGATGCCAGTGGGATAAATAATTTTACTGATTTTAAGACCAACTATGATTCATCCAGGGTAAATGTCTACACCTTCCCATTCAATACACCAGTGGACAATTTGATTGTGGGGCCAATGGTTGCACCTACATTGATAGCAGCCAACACCTATGAATGTTCAGTCCACATAGGACCAACAGGAGTCAATCCCATTGGAGTATATTATTTGATTGGAGTGGCCTATGACTTTTTTGGGAACATGGTCAACTCATTCATCTCTGAACAAATTCCAGTGACCCAGATTCCTGGGATTGAGATCTGTTGTGACATGGAAACAACATCAACATGGAGTGACTATGTGAAGTCAGAGAACAATTATTGTTTTAGTCCAACTATGAAGGAAAGGATTTCACATGAAATTACTGCCCTTCCTGGATCTGGTCCAGGATCCTTTGATCAATGTCTCCAGGATTATGGATGGAACCCATCCCTCCAAAACTGGACTGAATTTTTGGTGGACATCACCCTGAATGTCTACAGGAAAGTGGTGGGATTCCCTACATTGGGACAGACTACATTTTTCTATTTTAATCAATATCAATCAATCAGACAAATGGGATTTCCAGCAGACATGAATAATCTCACTTCAGGATTCCAGGCAGCCATTGCAGGATCATTGATCACTTTGCAATGGGAAGGCAGGGTCAGATATGAGGACACTCTTCCAGTGAATGGATCCAATGTGTTTGTGGCCAACAATGCCACACCATTCAACAGACTTCCTGCAGGATCTTTGGGCAATACCTTTGTGACAACCCAAAACATGACCTTTGACTGGGGTGACAAAGACATCTTTTTTGAGTATGTCTTCCAATTTGACATCTCCAGTTTATTCACTCAACCATGTGTGGTCAATCAGATCATCATTGGAAAAATACATCCATCAGATTATGAAACAAATCCACTCCCATCAACATCATGGTTGAGACCATTGCAGATTCAGGGAGTGAAAGGATCTAATCCACCAGAGGCATTTGCAGGACCATTCTGTCCAGGGACCTATGACTATTTACTTTGCACCATGGACACAAATGGAACATTGAATCCAATGGTAGGGACTATCATTGCTTTCCTGGATCCATTCCCCTATGGAATCAACAATCTTTTGGAAGATAATGGTGTCAATGCATCATCAACTGGATTCATTCAACTGGATGCAGTCCAGATCTATGATGTGGATCCTAACTTCTCCAATGGACCAACAACATTCAAAGTGGATGTCACATCTTTGCCAGTGGGCAAATATCAAATCTGTGGTCTATTCATGAAAAAACCTTAAACTGATGGCCTACTTCTCATCATACCAAGATGGAGCAAACATCTTCTGTGACAACACACCAACCTGTGAGGTCTCATCCTGCCTGGACAGAATAGTCTGCAGTGAATTTGAGATCATTCAATGTGGGGTCCCAGGTGACCCAAACAATCCATGTGGACTGGCAGTGGTCAACAATGGACTACTTCTTTGTGATTGTGATCAGACATGGAATTGTGGATCATGTGGCAATGATCTTTTATTTTATAACATCATTAATCT